AGACGAGTTCGTTTTGATCCTCGTAAGTGCCCCAGTGATTTTATTGATATGGTCGGTATTCTCAGATGATCCGCAGATACAAGATAAGTTGCACATGTTCTTTGAACAGTTCAATAATCTGCCTTTCTGGTACCAGACGCTGTTTGTCGGCGTGGTCGCTAGTATATACGGACTCAAGGGCGCAGATATTTTCAAGAAAAAATAGTTTGACTTAAATTTACATTGGGGGAAATTATGGGGGGTGAAGATAAACCTCAGAACCCACTTGATGTGTTCTGGGAACAATTAGGAGATAAAAAGAAAAAATATGTCAGAAGCTACAGATCCGATAAACGTAATATACAAACTAAAAAAGAGCATGCAGTCACAGATGGACGCCCTAGTACAAACACTCGCAAACGGCGGAGTTGACAGTATGGAAGAATATAAGTATATATTAGGTAAGATCCACGCAGTGGACGCAACAAATCAGGAACTCTCTAACCTGCTAGAACCAAAGGAGCCAAAACCAGATGACCCAAACAACGTCACACGCATTAGAAGATAAATATAACGCTGAAGAAGATGCAAAAAAGATAGCACAACACGAGGCGGAAAAAGAACCCACAAAAACAAATTTAAATAAACTACCAGACCCAACGGGCTGGAGATTACTCGTTATGCCTTTTCGTGTAAAAGAAAAAAGCGAGGGAGGAATTATTATAGCACAAGAAACTTTGGATAGAGCACGTGCTGCTGTTCAAGTTGGATATGTATTAAAAATGGGACCACTTTGTTATAAAGACGAAGACAGGTATCCAACAGGTCCATGGTGCAAACCAAAAGATTGGGTGATCTTTGCAAGATACGCAGGATCACGCATGGAGATAGAAGGTGGAGAAATAAGAATGTTAAACGATGATGAGGTTTTAGGAACAATTGATGATCCGAAAGACCTTATTCACGCAATGTAATTCATAGGAGGAATTAACTATGCTAGAAGATGACTACAAAATTGACGTCGGAGATTCTGACGAACAAGAAACCGAAATTGATCTGGATGCACCAGCACCGGAACAATCTTTAGAAGAGGAGATTAAAGTTGAAAAAGTTGAAAACGATAATCAGTCCGCTGACACATCTGCGGAATCTGATGAGCAGCCTGCTGTTCAGAAAAACGAACTTGACGATTACAGCGACGGTGTCCAAAAAAGAATAGCTAAACTAACACGCAAAATGCGTGAGGCTGAAAGACAAAAAGAAGAAGCCATTGCTTATGCTAAAACTTTACAGGAACAATCTCAAAGAGCTGAGACACAAGTTAATCAAATGGGTGTCGATTATGCAAAAGAGTTAGAAGACAAAATAGCTACAGGTAAAATTGCAGCTAAGTCTGAATTAAGAAATGCAATGGAAGCAGGTGACGTTGATAAACAAGTTGCCGCTCAAGAAGCTATAGCAAGACTAGCTATGGAAGAAGGTAGATTGCATCAATTAAAAACTCAGAACGAACAAGTAGCTAACAGGCAAAATATGGCGCCGCAAAACTTAGCACAAGTTGCTAAAGATATGCCAACTCAAAATGATATCTATCAGGCAGCGCAACAAATTGATCCAAAAGCTACTGAATGGTCGGCTAAAAACACTTGGTTTGGTACAGATAATGCAATGACATACACAGCATTTGATATACATAGAAAACTTGTTGAAGAAGAAGGTTTTGATCCATCTAGCACAGAATATTATTCTGAGGTTGATAAGAGAATAAGACTTGAATTCCCACACAAATTTGCTAATAATAGTGAATCTACAGCTGAGACTCCGGTCCAGACTGTTGCAAGTGCTAAACGTCCAGCCGCAAAAGGACGCAGAAAAACTGTGAAACTCACACCTTCACAGGTAGCAATTTCTAAAAGACTAGGTGTGCCACTCGAAGAGTATGCGAAACAATTAGCCGCGAAGGAGGTATAAGCATATGACAAAAAAAGATACAGATAAGAAAACTGTTAAAACTTCCCGCGTGAGCCAGACTAGGGCTAAAGAAGAAAAGCCTAAAGTATGGACTCCTCCATCATCACTAGATGCACCACCTGCGCCAGATGGTTTTAGACATAGATGGTTACGTGCGGAAAGTATGGGTTATGACGACACTAAAAACATTACAGGCAAAATTAGGTCTGGATGGGAGTTAGTTAGATCCGACGAATATCCGAACGAAGACTATCCAGTCATAAATTCAGGTAAATACGCAGGAGTGATCGGAGTTGGTGGCCTTGTGCTGGCAAGGATATCCGAAGAGCTCGCAAAGTCTCGCGAAGAATACTTTAGCAAAAAGACTGCTGAACGTAATGAGGCTATAGAAAACGATGTCTTAAAGGAACAGCACCCAAGTATGCCAATCAATCAAGAGAGGCAGACTCGTGTAACTTTTGGTGGCTCAAATAAAGACTAGTCTTTATTTAACCATCGATTTAATCAACTAACCCTTTAAGGAGGATAAGACTATGGCAAATATAAATGCCCCTTTTGGTTTTAATCCAGTTGAAAAGATCGGCGGAGGCGCTCCAGGAAAACTAGCTAGTTACACCATTGCTAATAATGAGGCTAACTCAATATTTCAAGGCGATGCTGTAATGAACGATGCAGGTAACGTGCAGCAAGGCGCTGCCGGTGCTAACGATCTAACTGGTGTTTTTTGGGGATGTAAATACGACGATCCTACAACTAATAAACCAACTTTTAAGAATCAGTACGCACAAGTAGCAGCTGAAGCTGAAGCTTTTGTTTATGACGATCCATACCAAGTATTCGAAATACAAGGTTTAACTGGAACTCAGTCACAAAGATCAGATATTCAGAAATCAGCTGATATTGATGCTACTGATGGTTCAACAACAGACGGAGTAAGTGGAATGACTCTCGACATGGGAACACTAGCAGCTGCTGGTGCAGAACAACTAAACGTAATCGGCTTTGGTGGAAATGAAGAAAGAAACCAAATCGATTCTGCTGGTTGTGCTGTCTATAAAGTCGTGATCAACATGCATACTTACGCCAATAATTAATAGCAGGAGGACATAAAAAATGGCTATATCAAGACAACAACTAGCTAAAGAGCTAGAGCCAGGTCTGAATGCATTATTTGGACTTGAGTACAAAAACTACGAAAATCAGCATGCTGAAATTTTCGACACTGAAAACAGTGACAGAGCTTTTGAAGAAGAAGTAATGTTATCTGGTTTCGACAAAGCAGGCGTTAAGTCAGAAGGCGCTGCTGTTGCTTACGATAACGCGCAGGAAACTTTCACTGCAAGATATCAACACGAGACTATTGCGTTAGCATTTAGCTTAACGGAAGAGGCGGTGGAAGATAACTTGTATGACAAGATTTCTACTCGTTACACAAAAGCACTAGCACGTTCTATGGCTCAAACGAAGCAGACTAAAGCTGCGAATGTATTAAACAATGCATTTAAAGCTTCTGGTTACAACGGCGGTGACGGTGAGTCCCTAATTGGAAACGCTCACCCAACTATCGCTGGTAACATCAGCAACAGACCTGTCACATTAGCTGACTTGTCTGAAACTTCTCTTGAACAAGCAATGATTGACATTGCTAATTTCAAGGACGAGAGAGGTCTTAAAATTGCTGCGAAGGCGGTCAAAATGATCATACCTTCAGCTAACCAGTTCACTGCGGAAAGACTTATGAAGTCTGCTAATCGTGTCGGCACAGCTGATAACGACGTTAACGCACTAAAATCAATGGGAATGGTTCCTCAAGGTTATGTAGTAAATAACTTCCTAACTGACGATGACGCATTCTTCTTGAAAACTGATGTGCCTAACGGATTGAAGCACATGGTCCGTGCGCCGATTAAAACGGCTATGGAAGGTGACTTCGAGACTGGTAATATGAGATACAAAGCTAGGGAAAGATACAGCTTCGGTTGGTCTGACTGGAGAGGTATCTACGGTTCTGACGGTTCTGCTTAATAAGTAGCACTGTTAGGTCATACCTAAATTAAGGGGCGCTTCGGCGCCCCTTTTTATTTGCAATCACTATATTAAAAGCGTATATTCAAAGAAACACAGACTTGACCAGACGACCTCACGACTGTGTTAGAAAATAAGGAGGATACAAATATGGGTACAACTACTTTTTCCGGTCCTATTAAAGCCGGAGACAAAAGAGATGGAGCTACGAAAAATACTGGTTCCGTCTTAATGGCACAATCAAAAGTTATTGATATCATTGGTGCTACCAATACTACAGCTGTAGGAATCATTCCTGCGAACTCACAAATCGTTGATGTAATTTTAAATGTTACAACTGTTTCTAACGATGGTGGTACAGCTACTGTAAAAATTGGACACTCTGGTGACGATGACGAATATCTTGCAGCTACTAACGCAAAAGCAGCAGCTACAACTAGAGGCACTATTGGTGCTGATGGCACAGATATTGGATCATCTGATCAGACTGTTAATGCTGTTTTCACAGCAGCAAACGGTGATGGTACAACAGGTGCTGCTACAGTTACTGTTCTGTACATACAGAATAACAACTTAAGCTAATAAATAATTAATGCGGGGCTTCGGCCCCGCTATTTAGGAGGATAATATTATGGGTGGTGGATCATTTACATCAGATCAAAAGACCGCACATCTAGCAGCCGACGGACAGCTAGTGACAGGAACTTGTAGAGTAACTTCTATACAAGCAGCAGGAGCAGCAAGCTCGGTTGTTGTTTTGTATGATAATACTTCTGCAGCAGGCACGTCACATACCTTTAAGTTTGGAACAGAAGGACTAGAAGTTTTTATTCCTGGAAGCGGAATCAAATTTAAAACAGGTGTGTATTTAGATTTAACAGCTACTCCAGGTGTTACAGTAACGTTCAATTAGGGGGCTAAATGGCGACATCAGGAACAGCTACATTTGAAAGTAGCTTTGACATTGATGACATTATTCAAGAAGCCTATGATAGAATAGGTATACATTCGGTTAGTGGTTATCAATTAAAATCTGCAAGAAGATCTCTTAATATTTTATTTCAAGAGTGGGCTAATAGAGGATTACATTATTGGCAAGTATCCAATACTGATATCGATCTAGTAGAAGGCCAGGCTGAATATATTTTTTACAGAAGTGCTACGGATGGTACAAGTGCTACCTCTATACCTAACGGTATCTACGGTGTTCACGATATTTTAGAAGCTACTTATAGAACAGGTAGAACAACTACCTCACAGATTGATTCTGCTCTTACTAAAATAAATAGATCTACATATTCTGGTTTATCTAATAAACTAAATAAATCTCAACCTACACAATACTATGTACAAAGATTTATTGATAAAACGGTTGTAACTTTATATCCAACACCAGATGCAACAGCTGCAGCGCAAAATGTTTCTATTTATTATTTAAAAAGAATACAAGACGCAGGAGCATATCAAAACGATCCTGATATACCTTATAGGTTTATTCCTTGCATGGTTTCTGGTCTAGCTTTTTATCTTTGTCAAAAAGAAAAACCAGAGCTTTGTGCAAACATGAAGCTGTACTATGAAGATGAATTCCAAAGAGCTTTAACGGAGGATGGTTCTTCAAGCAGCACATATTTAACACCACAGGCTTATTATCCAAATGTCTAATTTTTCTACAGGTAAATACGCAAAAGCAATATCCGATAGAAGCGGTCAAGAGTTTCCTTATAGACAAATGGTAAAAGAGTGGAATGGTGCATTTGTACATAAAAGTGAATTTGAACAAAAACACCCACAGTTGGTACCAAGAAAATTTAATGGTGATGCTCAAGGTTTACAAAACGCAAGACCTGCAAGAACAGAGCCAGCAGTTGCACATTTATTAACAGCTAATGCATTTGATGCAGGTCCTAGAGATTCTATTTTAATAAATGTTAGAGATCCTGGTCACGGTTTTTCTAATGGTCAGGTAGTAAAATTTACAGGATGTACTTCTCATTTTCCTGAGTACCCAGAAGTATCACATGTGCAAGATCATGATGTCAATTATGCTCAAGGTCACATAGTTACAAAAATAGATAATGATAATTTTTCTTTTAGTCCTAACGATATTTTAGATGCTTGGTTAACTGCAAATTGCAACATTGGAACAACTACAGTTTATGTTGATATGGACGGAGTGTTGACAGAATACTATCAAGCAATAGCAACTTTTGCTACAGCACAAGGTTTGTTAGACTCTGGTGGTGATTGGTATGATATGTCACCAGCAATAGAACTACAGGCCATAGCTGCTGTTCCTAACTCTGGGTTCTTTGCTAACTTAGCAGTAAGAGCGGAAGCAAATGCTTTAATAGATTTAGTAATATCTAAGAATGGATCTTATCGAGCTCTTACAACAGATGCCGGTACGCAAGCTAATACTATAAAAACAAACTGGATGGCCGCAAACTTTACAGGAGCAAGAGCTGCAGCAGGTATAGATTTTGCAACTAATTTTAATAAAGGCCCTTATGGTGGGCCAAACAAACTATTAATTGATGATAGAACTACGTACATTAATCAATTTGAAGCTGCCGGAGGACTAGGCTTTAAATATTATGAAAGTGGTGGTATAAGAAGTTTTGGAGGAGAGAACGCGTCAGTAGGACCCGTTACAGTATTAGCATGACGACATACACAGAATTAGTACAACAAATTAGAGATTACACAGAAACAGATTCTGCTGTTTTAACAGATGTTATTTGCAATGATTTTATTGAACATGCAGAATTAAGAATTTTTAAAGATGTTGATTTAGATTGTTATAAAGATGTTCAAAATGGAGCAACAGCGGCTAACAATCGTTGGGTTCCTTTACCAGGTCAAACTTCTGCTGAAGAAACTCCTGGATTAGGAGATTTTACTACTGTTAGATATGTTACTTTATATTTAGATTCTGGAACTAAAAAAAGATACCCCTTAGTACAAGTAGAAGCTGACTTTATGAACGAGTACTATGACACCCCAGAAACAGGCTCTACTTCAGTACCAAAATACTATGCTATGTGGGATCAAGGTACATTAGTCCTTGCGCCTACACCTAATGCAATATATAAATTTGAGGTAGGGTTTACAAAATTACCTACGGGGTTATCCTCTTCTAACGCAGAAAACTGGGTTAGTGTGAATGCTCCTAGAACTTTATTGTATTCCTGTTTATGTGAAGCGTTTAAGTTCTTGAAGGCTCCACAAAACCAACAAGTGTATGAGCAATCATATAGAGAATCTGTAACAGCACTTGCACAAGAACAAATGGGTAAAAAAAGAAGGGATGAGTACAGGGATGGAGCT